GTCAAGGAAAGCGCCGGCAATCTAAATTTTCAAGATGGAGCGCTTGGTAGGTTTGAGGCTTATCCGGGGTACCCTTACAAGTTTAGACATATAAACGGTGAGTTTTACCTTGAAAGCGCTTTACATGAGGTTTTTAGAGCAGGCGTTTTAAATAATGCACCAACCGGCGGTTCCGGCACAAACGGCACGGCAATAACGCTTAACTCAGGTTGGCAAGAAAACCAAGCCTTGCAGGTTTGGGAAGATGCTTTTGGATATGTGCATTTGCGCGGTTTTTTAGAGGTAACTTCAAGCCCAAGCAATCCCGTTTTTAATCTTGCATCTTCTTATGCACCAAACTCAGTTATTGCTTTTGCATGCGTGCATCCAAGCGGCGGAGGTGATCCTTTTTTTCAATTGCTTATTGAACCAAACGGCGATGCAACCTTTGTTCACAACAACGGGTTAAACGCCGGTGATAAGTACCAACTTGGCGAAATAATTTACAACCCAAACATATAAAGTAAAGTGCAACTCAATTTTAATGAAGATGCGATTGTTGAGTATGTAAACAAGCTTGAAAAGTTAAACGACAAAGCTTTTCCAAAAGCCGCAAAAAACACAATTAACGGCATGGCTTTCCAAATGAAGGGAGCCAAAGGTGGTAAAGGCGCGCTTGTAAAAAAGGCTCAAAAAAACTTTAACCAAAGAAATAAGGGCTTTTTCAAAGTGGCAAGTGAGGTTGCTCCAACCAAAAGCGAAACAATTGGCAAAATGGAAAGCGTTGCCGGCTTTACCGATAAGCGCCTTAAGGGCAGTAACACCGATGCGGTTTCTAATTTAGAGCAACAAGAAGCCGGTGGAGCTTTGCAAGCGCGGCCGTTTACGCCGTTGGACACCGCGCGTGTTGGCAAAAGTTACCAACGCAAAGTGCGCAAAAAGCGCAGATTTAGTTCAATTGACAACGTAATTAACGCGCGCACAACAAAAGGCGCAAGCAAAGCCGAGCGGTTTACGCTTGCAGCGCTTGAGGCAGGCAAAGGAGGCTTTGTTTTAGGTACGCAGGACGCGGAAGGGAAACGTTACTTATTACGCGTAAATTCAATCAAGCGCCAAGGCGGCAACACGGTTGTCAATTCAACGCCGCTTTATGTTTACAATCCGGATAATTCTTTTCGCGTGCCAAAAACCGGCTTTGTTGCGGCGGCAGCAAAAAGCGTTTTGCAAAATGCCGCAAAAACTTTCCGTGAAAATGCGGAGTTCCAAATAAGCAAATATTCTTGATATGTGGATTGAAGAAATAAACCAAGATTTTGTAATTATTACAGGTGATGGCGCTGAATTTAGACCATTTTGGATAAATGCTCAAAAAAGCAAAGAATTCAATTACAAAGCATTTGAATATCCTGAAGCCGCCGGTGCATACGTTGAGCGCAAGCAACCACAAGCAACGAAATATGACCTAAAACTTTTTTTCCAAGGCGAAAACAACCTTGAAGAAGCGAACAGGTTTTGGGAAAGTGCCAACAATGCAAAGCCTTGGTCAATTACGCATCCGCTTTACGGCGCATTGTCGGTGCAACCGATTAGCTTAACGTTTAACGACAAAAATTTCAATGTAACGGAAATAAGTGCGCCGGTAATTGAAACAAACGAAGAAGCGGGGCCAGAGGTAAGCACGGACGTAAGTGCGCAGGTAATTAACCAAGGCGAAACGGCCAACCAACAAGCCGCCCAAGGATATGCAGCCAACGCACAACCAACGGCTGAGGATGTAACAAGCATGAAAGCAACCATTGAAACGGTGCAGAACGCCAGTTCTAACAACCTGCCAACCGATAAGGTAAACGCATTTAAAAATACTGCATCGCAAGCACTTGGTAAAATAGAGGCTGCAACCGCCAAACCTGCGCAAGCAATTACCGCTTTGCAAAACGTAATTGGCTTTCCTGCACAATTGCAAACAAGCGTGCAAAAGCGGATTGAAATTTTAGAAGAAAATTTTGACAGCCTTTTGGCAAGTGCTAATCAGCAAGCAACAACCAACCAAAAGCTTCAAAAAGAGAAGGAAATTGCCGCGAACCTTACTGCACAAGCGGTTGCAGCTATTACACCGGAAAAAGACGATTACAAAGTGCGCGCTGATATACTGCAAACAAGCGAACAACTCCAAAAAAATTACGGCGCTTTTATTGCGCAACTTAACGAATTACAAACGCCAAGAACCGGCAGACCGGAAAGCTTTGCACCTGATTTTGCGCTGCAATACAACCTTGAACTGACAATCAACCGCGCCGTTGGCAACCTTTTCCGGCGTGTTTTTGACCTTAAACGCGAAAAGGTATATGAAACAAAAAGTGAAACAAACATTTTTCTTTTAACGCATGCACTTTACGGTTTGGATGAAGCTGACATAAATATTAACCAACTGATAAATCAAAACGCCTTTACTCAAGAAGAGTTTTTTGTAATACCGGCCGGCCGCAAGGTTATTTACTATGCTTGAAATATTTTTAAACGGCTCAAAACTTACGCGCTTTAACAATTTTAAAATTTCCTTAAAGTTTGATGCCGTTGCATCAACCTTTTCTTTTGATTTTGTTTATGAGCCGGACAACGGACAGCACGCGGCAATTCTTAATTTAGGTGCATATCCGGAAGTTGAGGTTGTTTATAGAAAAGAAACGCTTGTAAAAGGTGTTGTGGTCAACTCAAAAATTAGTATTGAAAGCGAGCCAAGCGTTGCAACGGCTGAGGGATATACTTACACCGGCGTTCTTGAGGATTGTAATTTACCGCTTGATTTATTTCCGCTTGACTACAACTCGCAAAGTTTGCAGGACATTGCAAAAAAAGTTGCCGGTGCGTTTGACCTGCAAGTTGAGGTTGACAGCACGGCAAAAGCACAAGCTCAAAAGCCATTTGAAAAGGTTGAAGCAAGCGAAACGGAAACTGCAAAAAGTTTCCTTGCCAACCTTGCAGCGCAACGGAATTGCATTTTAAGCCATACACCTGAAGGCGCCTTATTTATTACAAACGCAAAAGCGGCTTCCGAGCCTGCCTTTGTGCTTAATACACAAAACATTGCCACGGCATTAAGCTTTGATTTTAATGGTCAAGATCTAAACAGCCCAATTCACGTTTTGGGCCAACAAAGCGCAACAAATAGCAATGCAAGGCAGGCAACGGTAAAAAATCCAATTGTCAAAAGTTATAGGCCAACCACAAAAAAGCAAACAAGCGGCACGGATAAGGACACCGAGGAAATTGCAATTGAGGCGCGCGCTGCACAATTGCAAAATATATCTTTTAACGTTGAAACCGACAGGTTGGCAATTGAAGGCAATATTCTTAAACCAAACAAAACTTTTAAATTGCGGACAAACAACAATATTTTGCAACCTGAAATTGTTTTGTTTATAAAAGAGGTTGAACTTAGTGGGAGTAACGAGCCGGAAGGCGCAAGCATTGCAGCGGTAATGCCGGAAGCTTTTACAAAGCAACCGCCAAAAACAATTTTTAGATGATTGAATTGGCAAAAACCTTGTCTTCAAAAATTGTGGAAGGTTTAAGGCTTATTAAAGTAATTAAGAGCGGCAAGGCTGACACGCGGCAGGCTTATCAATCCGCGCCGCATGGCATTGAAAGCGCACCGGCTGAAAGCGAGGAGGTTGTTGCGCTTTACAGTTATACCGAAAAGCGCGGTGAGCCGGTAATTGTTGGGTATTTAAACAAGCGTGCAGTTGTAAATGCAGGCGAAACAAAAGTTTACAGCACGGACGCAGAAGGTGAGGAACAAATTGCAATAAAATTGACGGCGGATGGTAAAATAAAAATTGCCGGAGATAGCGATTTTGCGGTGCGTTTTACAGAGCTTGAAAAAGGCTTCAAAGAGTTGAAAGATGACTTAAATAGTTTTGTCAAAACTTACAATTCGCATACTCATCCCTTTACAGGTGCGCCGCCGGGTGGAGCCGCAACAACTTCAAAAACAACGCAGACCGGCAGTTCTTCAAGTGCTGAAATCAGCGATGCAAAAGTTGAAGATGTGCAAATTAAAGGTAAGTAAAAATGTCCGTTATTTATAGTTCGGAAATAGAATACGTACAAGAAGCGCAAGACCTGCGTGATAAAATTAAGCGCGTTGATAAAATAATAAACAAATTGTTTGATGCAGGCTTAAATGCTGCCGCCAATCAAGACATATCTTCTTACAGCCTTGATGATGGTCAAACAAGCATTAACACAAGCTACCGCACGGCGGAAGAATGCTTAAAGGCTGCCAAGCAATTTGAAAATTTCAAGGAAAGTTACATAAACAAACTAAATGGCCACTTTATAAGTTTAAAGCCAATTAGCAATAATCGCCGTGGTATATGAGCCTTCAAAGTAAGTTGCTTAATTTTTTAGGTTATAAGCAAGAAAAAATTTACGAGGACAAAGCCGCGCCGCCTGCCAATTACAGCGAGCCGGAAAATAGTTATTTTAACCGGTATGGCGGCTCTTTTCAACCTATTTACACCGAGCCATACACCGGCGAAAAAAACCTTGACCAACTTGGGCCCATAAAAAACTATGTAATTGACCACGCTGCGCTCGCTGCAAGGAGCCGGCAGTTTTACGTTGAAAGCGAGGTTGCAAAGACAATTGTTGACCGCTTTACTTTATGGATTGTTGGCAGCGGCTTGAAGCTACAAGCGGAGCCTGCAACTGATGTTTTGGCGGCTGAAGGTGTAAATGAAGACGCAAGGCAAGTTGCTAACTTGGTTGAGCCTTATTGGCGTTTATTTACCAATTCGGCAACAACAAGCCACAACAAAGAAAAAAACCTGCATGAAATAGCAAACGAGGCAACAAAAACGGCAATGCTTAGCGGAGATTGCCTTATTATTGGCAGGCTGCGCGGCAACAACCTTACGTTTCAAGCAGTCGATGGGCAATTTTTGCGCAATCCAAACGGCTTGCCAAACGAAACCAAATTAAAGAACAACAACCGCGTTATTTCAGGCGTGGAGGTAAACGCAGCCGGCCGGCACGTGGCTTATCACGTTGCGGATTCAGACAACTATTACGGCACCAAGCGAATTGAGGCTTATGGCCGGCAGACAAAACTGCGTTTTGCTTGGCTTATTACAGGCGTTAAATACCGGAATTCTGACGTGCGAGGCATACCGGTTTTAAGTGCGACACTTGAAAGCCTTAAAAAGCTTGACAGGTATAAAGAAGCAACCGTTGGTGCTGCCGAAGAACAAAGCAAAATTGCTTACCAAATTACTCACGAAACCGGCTCCGGCGAGCAAAACGTTTTTGCGCAAAAATTGACCGATGCCGTTGATTTAGACCGCAATTCCGGTGATGATTTGGCCTCAAGTTACGAAGGCAAGGATTTGGAAAGCAAGGTTGCAGGCACGGCAGAAAAGCAAGCCGTAAACATGCCGGAGGGAAGCGAAATAAAGCCAATGCAAAACGGCAATGGTCAAACGCAGTTTAAAGAATTTTACCACACGCAAATTGAAATGATATGCGCCGCGGCCGGCATACCTTATGAAGTTGCGGTCATGATGTATAACAGTAATTACAGCGCAAGCCGTGCAGCGCTCAAGGATTGGGAACATACGTTAAGCAATTGGCAAAACCATCTTGCGAATAACTTTTATTATCCGGTTTACAAGCTTTGGCTTATAAAAAGGGTCATTGAAAATAAAATACAATTGCCGGCTTTTTTAAATGCTTTGCTTGCAGGCAATGAGGAAATTTCAGAGGCTTATTGCAAGGCACGGTGGGTTGGCAAAAGCGTGCCGCATATTGATCCAGTAAAGGAAGTCGAAGCGGTGCGGCGTGCGCTTGGCAGCAAAGCCAAGCACCTGCCGCTTACAACTGCATCCGAAGCAACCGAGCGGCTTAACTTTGGTGAGTACCTAACCAATGTCAACCGTTACGGTCAGGAATTGGAACAAGCAAGCAATGCAGGTATTGAGCCGGAGCAAGAAACCGGCGCCGGCCGGCCGGCTGAAAACAATTTTGAAGAAGAAGATCAATGAACTTTTAAATTGTTTTTGTTGTCGAAAATTTTTTTCATTTTTGTCAAAGGATAAAAAGAAGCCATGGAGTTATATTTATACGGGCCCATTTTTTCTTTCACAGCCGAAGAGGACATTTTGCCGCAACTTGAACAGGCTGCACAAATGGAGCAGGAGCAAGTTGCCTTGCGCGTAAATAGCCCCGGCGGGAGCGTGGCTGCCGGTTGGGGAATTGCGGCAAAAATGGCTGAGATGGAGCAGGCGGTCAACGTTAAAATTGACGGCGTTGCCGCAAGCATGGCAGCGGTTATTGCAATGTTCGCCGACAACGTGCAAGCGCTTGATGTATCGCAATTGATGCTGCACCGTGCAAGTGGTGCGCAGGACACAGAGGAGGAGCGCAACCTTTTAAAGCGTGTAAACGCCAACTTGAAGGCAAAAATGAAGGATAAAATTGATGCTGAAAAGTTTAAGGAAATTGCCGGTGTAACGCTTGACCAATTATTTAACGAAAATGAAGAGCGTTACAATGTTTGGTTGACCGCAACGCAAGCAAAGCAAATTGGTTTGGTTGATAGTATTAAGAAGCTTGACAACAACCAAACAAAAGCGGAGTTTGCCGGCACTCAAATTGCAGCCCTTAACGCCGGCGGTCAAACAATTTACGCAGGTGCAGGTGTAAATGCAGGCGAAACAACCAATAAAAATCAATCAAATATGACAGTTGAAGAAATTAAAGCACAGTATCCGCAAGCGTTTGAAGCAATAAAGGCTGAAGGCGTAAAGCAAGAACGTGAGCGCGTTGCATCCTTTTTAGAATACCACGATGCTGACCCCAAAGACGTGGTAAACCGCGTTAAGCAAGGCGAAGAACTTACTCAAAGCGTGCGCGAGGCCTACATGAAGAAGCTACAAACAAACGCTTTAAAAAACCAAATGCAGGAGGAAAGCCCTGCCACGGTTGAGCCAAACGCAAGCCAAG